GACCTTGATTGCGCTATCCAAGCCCAGACTTCGTAATCCACAACTAAGCAACACAAATCATCTACTATCAGAACATAACCTAAGGAGCATTTATGGCCAGTAGCACTTACCTCTCGAACCCAGTCCTCACAATTAACAGCGTTGATCTAACCGACATGTGCAGCGCAGCAACATTGACTTATCTGGTTGAAGCGCTTGAAGACACCGCGTTCGGCACCAACTCACGCAGTTACACCGCAGGCCTTGTCAACAACGAAGTGACCTTGACGATGTATGCGTCATTTGCAGCGACCGAAACCTACGCAACCTTGTTTCCATTGGTTGGCACTAAGACGAACATCACTTTGACCCCAGCGTCAGGTGCAGAGTCAGCAACGAACCCAAAGTTCATTTTGACTGGTTGCTACCTTGAGTCGTTGCCAGTTATCAACGCATCACTTGGCGAGTTGTCAACCTATGACCTCACGTTTATGGGTGGCGCGCTGACATTGGATACCACGAACCCGTAATCAACGGCTCCAAGCCGACATAGGAGAAACATGAAGATCAAGTTGCAGTTAAAGCGCACGCCCGACAGCGCACCCGAGTACTACTACACAAACCTGTTTGTGGTTACTGAATGGGAACGCCTCGAGCGACGCAACATTCAACAGCTCTCCGCAAACCCGTTGTATTCGGATTACGCCTGCTGGATGCACACGATCTTGAAAATCAAAGGCGAACAAGTTGGTGACAACTGGCGCGAATGGTTAAGCAAAAACCCTGACATCGACATTCTGCCGGTACTGGACGAGACAGACCCAAACCCTACGGACGCGGCACCTACCGCCGCCAACTAGCAGAGATATTGGTCGCGGTCGGTTGGTGGCCTAGCGACATTGTGTTTGACGCTCGAGATATGGCAACGGTCATTAAAGTGCTTAACGAGGCAAACAAAAAAAGGAAATAACGTGGCGGAAGTATCGGCAAAGATTGAGGTCGTAGGGCTTAAGGATGCCTTGAAGACCCTCAACAAAATTGACAAATCTCTGCGCCGAGAAATTACCAAGGACTACAAGAAGATCGTCCAGCCTGTTATTGACGATGCGAACAAACTTGTGCCTACTGGCGTTCCGTTGTCTGGTATGGCGCGCAATTGGCAAACCCGATCAGGGTTCCAGATCTTGCCGTGGATACCTGGCATGAAGCAGAAGATCGCTGCAAAGATCAATACTCGAGCGATCAAGGAATACAGCGGAAACAAAACTAATGTCGGCACGTTCGACATTCAATGGAAAGGCGCTACTGGCACAATGTTTGACACGTCCATGTCTGGCTCATTAGGGCGGGCGCTAACTGCACGCTATGGTAGTCGTTCGCGAGTAATGTGGAAAGCGTACGAGCAACGCCAAAATGATGTCATGTCCGAGATGGAGCAACTGGTTAAGCGCGTCATGGATGAAGCGAACAGAGAGACCGCGTAATGGCAATCAATATCCCGATCATTTCAGAGTTTGACGGCAAAGGGATTAAGAAGGCTATTGCCCAGTTCAAGCAACTGGAAACAACATCGGAGAAAGCCCAGTTTGCAATCAAGAAGGCTGCGGTGCCGGCAGCTGCGGCGCTCGGCGGTTTGGCGTTGGCGCTTGGTGACGCAACCAAGGCCGCGATGGAAGATCAGCAAGAGCAGGCGGCGTTAGCGCTTACTTTGCAAAATGTGACTGGCGCGGGTGCTGCACAGACCGCACAGATTGAAGATCAGATCAGCGCAATGTCTCGAGCGTCTGGCATTGCTGACACGGAATATCGCAAGTCACTAGAGGCTTTAGTGCGCGGTACAAAAGATGTTGACCTTGCCATGAAGGACATGAACCTGGTCATGGACATCAGCACGGCGTTGCAGATGGATTCCAGCACCGTTGCTGACGCGCTCGCCAAGGCATACCAAGGCAACTTTAAGGCGCTTCGATCATTGACCCCAGAGATGGCAACAATGATTAAAGAAGGCGCAAGCCTGAACGAAGTCATGGACGTGCTGGGTGGAACATTTGGCGGAGCAACCGCAACCGCAGCAGATACCGCTGCAGGCAAAATGAAAATCTTGTCTAACTCAATTGGCGAAACCAAAGAGTCAATCGGCGCTGCGCTCTTGCCAGTAGTCGAGGCCGTGCTCCCGATCTTAAACAAGTTCGCAATGTGGGCACAAGACAACCCACAAGCGTTCCTAGCAATCGCTGGAGCTATTTCCGCCGTAGCCGCCGCAATCGTAGTTACCAACATCGCTATGGCACTTAACCCGTTTGCGCTGATCGCTGCCGGCATCGCATTACTGGTCGTTGGCTTGGTTGCCGCATACAACAAGTTTGAGTGGTTTCGTGACGGCATCAACGCAATTGTCAACACCGTGATCGGGTTCTTTGCTGGCATGGTCAACGCTGCGATCGGCGCGGTCAACGCAATTATTAGCGCGTACAACTCAATTCCGTTGTTGCCAGATATTCCAAAAGCCCCAACAATGCCAGTACCACAATTAGGTGCAACAGGGCCAGCGACACAGGTTCCGCGAAAGATTCCGCGCATGGCTGAAGGTGGCATCGTGTCAAGTCCTACCTTGGCGCTAATTGGTGAGGCAGGCCCAGAAGCAGTCGTGCCGTTAGATCGCATAAACAACGGTGGCGAAATAACTATCAACGTCACAGGCGGTCTTGCCACAAGCGCCGAGATCGGTGAATCGGTAGTCAACGCTTTGCGCGCTTACTCGCGTTCCGCTGGGCCGTTGCAATTACAGGTGGCGTGATGCCAGGCGTATCGGTCGTTGACTCTGGCAACTATGACCTGCAGATCGCTACAGGTTTTCAGGTTGACGCGTTCGTCCTTGACGATGCTGTAAAAGGCGTACTAAATAACACGGAGTACGTGCTAGACGGCACGACCGAGTTTGCCGATGTCATGGACTCGACTGTCAGCGTTAACGTGCGGCGCGGTCGCCGTGACGTGGGCGATCAGTTCAGCGCTGGCACAATGACATTTACCATTCAAGACGTGGACGGCATCTTCAACCCGTTTGACCAAAACAGCCCGTACTACGACACACCACAAGCCAAGCCAGGACTCGCACCATTGCGCGAAGTACGACTAATCCGATACAGCTCAACCAATGTGCCCGAGTCAATCTTTTCTGGTTTTGTCGTGAATTACGATTACAACTTTGCGCTCGGCGGTTTAGACACCGTGACCGTGTATTGTGCTGACCAGTTTTACCTACTGGCACAAACATTCCTAGACGAATTAAACGTCACCCCAGAGACATCAGGCGAACGTATAGAAACAGTCCTAGACCTGCCAGAAGTTGACTTCCCAGCAGGCTCTCGAAGCATTGCCACAGGCACCGTTAACCTAGGCCACGACAGCCACTACACCGTGCCGGCAGGAACAAACGTGTTGCAATACCTAACGCAGATTAATGAGACCGCCGAGTTTGGCCGTTTGTTTATGTCACGGTCTGGAGTGCTGACATTTCAAGAGCGCATCGGAAACACGTTGTCGGGCTCTGTTGCCGATTTTCATGATGATGGCACTAACTACAAATATGACGGGGTAGGCATTTCGTTTGAGGCTGACTCGGTAATTAACCGCGCAGTCGTAACAGGGTTAGACGGCACCACCGCCACAGCCACCGATGCAGGGTCTATCGCCACCTATTTTATTCAGACAACAAGCATCACAAACAGCCTGCTACATGAGCAAACAAGCATTGATGACGCTGCCGACTACCTGTTGAACCCAGAGCCCGAACCGCGCTACACATCCGTGGCAACCAAATATCTGATGCTGACCACAGCCCAAAAAGACACCCTGGCAACCGTAGACATTGGCGACACAATCAGCGTAGAAAAGACGTTTCCTAGCGGTACTGGCACAACCCAGTTGGCACAAGAGCTGTCAGTTGAGGGCATCGAGCATCGTCTGGATTTCAGCACAGGCCACAGCGTCCTTTACAGCACCGCACCGACAACCATTGTTTACGAGTTGATTTTGGATGATGCGATCTATGGCGTACTTGACGCAGAAAATGTCTTAGGATAGGGGCACTATGGCTACACCATTTCCATTTGTTGCAGGGTCGGTGCTTGAGGCATCCGAACTTAACGCAATTACCGAACTACCAATAAACGCAAAAACCGCCAACCACACGCTGGTCGCTGCCGACGCGGGCGCTCGAGTCCAAATGACCGCAGCAGGCGCAACAACAATTACGGTTAACGCTTCGGTATTTACTGCTGGCCAGTCAGTCAACATTTACAACCTGGGTGCCGGCACATGCACGATCACCGCGGGCACAGCAACAGTTACTACATCGGGTTCTTTAGCATTGGCACAATACGGGGGTGGCACGCTTCTTTTTACAAGTGCTAGTGCTGCAACTTTTTTTAGCGGTGGCGGTGCTAACTATGGCACCGCAACAGGTGGCACAAGTTCCAGCATTACGGTTGGCGGCATAAATTACACGTTGCTAACTTTTACAACAGACGGCACGCTTACCGTAACTAAGTCTGGTTTATTTGACGTTTTACTAATCGGCGGCGGCGGCGGCGGCGGCGGCGGTGATTCTATAAATGACGCTGGCGGCGGTGGCGGGGGCGGTGCTGTAGTTGGTTTGACAACTGTCCAAACATTATATTTTTCCGCTAATCAAAGCATTGTTATTGGCGCAGGCGGTGCAGGTGCCTCAAGTGGTCGAGCGTCAAACGGCGGCGGCTCACGAATAGGCACGGTATCTATTGAAGCAATCGGCGGCGGCGGCGGTGGTGGACTATCAAAAAGAATTGACGAAACTACTGGTGTTACAAGAAGGGCTGCTGGTAACGGTGCGTCAGGTGGTGGCAACGCTATAAACGGCGCACCTAATGGACAAGGTTTTGCACTTGCATACAACGGTTTTAATGGTGGAACGACTGATGGCAGCGCTACGGTCTCAAGTAGTTGTGGGGCAGGCGGTGGCGGTGCAGCGAGCGTTGGTGGTAACGCAACAGGCACAACGGGCGGCACAGGTGGCAACGGCCTAGATATTTCGTCGTGGATTACAGGCGCAACATATTATGCAAGCGCAGGCGGCGCGGGTGGCGGAACAGTCACAGGTGGCACGGCAGGCAACGGCGGTGTTGCAGGCAAAACAACAGGCACGGGCAACGCAGGTGTTAATTATGGTGCAGGCGGCGGCGGTACGGCTTCGGCAGGTGCGGTAGCAACTGGCGGTGCAGGTGCGGCAGGCGTTGTATATGTGAGGTTTAAATCGTGAATACTTATTTTGCACAAATAGTAAATGACATTGTTGTAGACGTGCACGTAGTGACACGCGAATTCATGGACGCAAACCCAGACCGCTATACGGGTACGTGGGTAGAAACTTTTATTGGTTTACCAGGAAAAACTTACGCGGGGATTGGGTACATATACGACCCAATTACGCAAGATTTCAAAGAACCAACCTACGATTAATGCGATGGCGTTTGTTTATTGGTTACGCGCTACTAGTTGTAGTGG